CTGCTGATCGGCGTGTTCTGGCCTGCATGGGAGTGGGGGCCGCGCAACATGCCGCACATGCGCTATGTCTGCGCGTCCCACAGCCTTGACCTCGCCATCCGCGACAGCCTGCGCATGCGCCGATTGGTGACCGACAGCTGGTATCAGGAACATTGGGGCGACCGCGTACAGATCACAGGCGACCAGAACGCCAAGGCCAAGTTTGAAACCACGGCCACGGGCTTCCGGCAGGCCTGCGCCTTCACTGGCATCACGGGCTATCGCGGCGACCGCGTGATCGTCGATGACCCGCACAGCGTGGATGACGCGAACTCTGACGCCAAGCGCGAGACCGTCACCAACCTGTTCAAGGAAGCCGTGACGTCGCGTCTGAACAACCCCGACCGATCCGCCATTGTGGTCGTGATGCAGCGCCTGCACGAAGCCGACGTGTCCGGCGTGATCCTCGACAACGACATGGGCTATGATCACATCATGCTGCCCATGCGCTTCGACCCGAACCGCGCCTGCATCACCAATCTTGGCTATGCCGACCCGCGCGAGATTGACGGGGAACTGCTGTTCGAAGCCCGCTTCCCGCTGCATGTCGTGGAGCGCGACGAAGCCGCCATGGGGCCTTACGCGACCGCTGGCCAGTATGCGCAAAGCCCGGAGCCGCGCGGCGGCGGTATCGTCAAAGACAGCTGGTGGAAACTGTGGGACAAGCCCGAATACCCCGGCATCGAATACATCGTCGCATCACTCGACACGGCCTACACCACGAAGAGCGAGAACGACCCCAGCGCGCTTACCATCTGGGGCGTGTTCAGCGCGTCAGGAGAGCAGGCTTCGACCCGCATGGTGGATCGGTATGGCCGAACCATTGAGATGGCCTCTGCGGTGCAATCTGAGGCGCTGGGCGCGACTGCCAAGGTCATGATGATGTACGCATGGCAGGGCAAGCTGGAGATCGGCGAACTGGTGGTCAAGGTCGAAGAGATTTGTACCCGGATGCGCGTCGACCTGCTGCTGATCGAAAACAAGGCGGCGGGCCACAGCGTGGCGCAGGAACTGCGGCGGGTGTTCAACAGCTGCAACTTCGCCGTCCAGATGTACGACCCCAAGACCCTCGACAAGGTGGCGCGCCTGTATTCCATCCAGCACATATTCAGCGAAGGCATGGTGTATGCCCCCAACAAAGACTGGGCCGAAATGGTGATCCGGCAGACGTCCAGCTTCCCGCGCGGGGCGCATGACGATCTTGTAGATACCGTGTCAATGGGCTTGAAACACCTGCGAGATGTTGGTATGCTCACAAGAGCGCCGGAACGTATGGCTGAGATCGAAGACAGTAAAGTCTTCCACGGCAACAGCGGGAACGCGCCACTATACAACGCCTGATGGAGGGATCGGCACATGGAAAAAGTACAGGGCTTGGCTGCGGCCACGCTGACGTTCGTTACTGACTACGCGGTAGAGCACGGCCTGACCAACAACGAGATCATGAACGCGCTGGCACATGTTTATGTGATCTACGGTTTCACTGTTAAGACGGATGACAGCAGCGCCGAAGAACTGAAAGCCGCAATGATCGCAGCTGTTTCGGCGTCGGCTGACCACATGGCAGAGGCTCGCAATGAAAAAGCTTAACGCCTACGTCGAGGCAACCAACGACAAAGGTTCATGGGTGGTTTGTGTCACCGATGCCGACACGGGCATCATCTATCGCGTCAAAGTCGAAGCGCCGACCGAGAAGGATGCGGTCTTCAAAGCAATGGAACAAATCAATGACCGATAAGGTACACGAAGTCGCCACCCAGATCGCCAACGTGCTGGGCCATATGGTCAATGATGACCAGATCAGCCCGCCGGAAGTCGTGCTGGGTGCATCGCGTGGCATGATCGCATTCTGGATGGGCTGCATGCAGGACGGCGCGCGCGCTGATGGCATGGCATTGCTCAAGCAGGGCCTGAACGAAGAGATCGACAACATCACGCGCGGCATGGCCAACGGCATGGTGCCAGTATGAAGATCGTCTACGGCAACCCGAACACCATCATGACCATCGGCATGTCACTGGTGGGTGATGTCCCGACGCCGTTCTTTGGCTTCGTAAACCGCGACGGCGTCAAGGACGACCCGTTCTTTTCTTCCGGGCCATCAGCATCGGCGCTGATCAACCGTATCGACGAGATGGGCGGCGCGATCATCTATGTTGAAAACCCCGAAGCCGCCGAACGCTTCCACTTCATGCTGGCGAACCTGTTCAGCGAAGCATCGGCGACCGAATGGAAGAATGTCGAGCAAACAACGGTAGGTGTGCAATGATCTGGAACCCTTGGCGCGAGATTAAACGTCTGCAGGAGTACCTTGCAACCAGCAGCAACGTCGTGGAAAATCTTCGCCATTATCTTCTTCATGAACAGCGACACATTGCTGAATTAAAGAAGGAAATTGCAAAGTACGAACACGCGTTGCGTGACATCGCTGACATGGAAACGCCGCGCTGCAGCAATGTGGTTCGTAAAGCGGCACGAGTAGCGCGGGAGGCGCTTCACAAATGATCAGCATGTTTTTAGGAGCCGCTGTCGCTTTTATGGTGATCGCAGCATTGTCAGATGCGGGGAAGTTCAAATGATCGTTAACGGCGAAGCTTTGCTTCTTGCAGCACCAATCAAAAACATGGTGCAGACCAAAGAACGTGGACACGGCGTCAGTTATGGACTTGGCGAGGCTGGGTATGACATCCGTGTCAAGCAAGACATTCTGTTCAGTGCCGCTGGCGTGTTGGTAGATGGTAAAAAAAACAAAGGCAATTTCACCATTGCCAGCGCCATCGAAGAATTCCAGATGCCGAATGATCTCGTCGGTATCGTTCACGACAAGTCGACGTGGGCGCGGCGCGGCCTTTCCCTGTTCAACACTGTAGTGGAAAATGGTTGGAAGGGTTTTTTAACATTGGAACTTGTTTATCACGGTATGGAAGACCTTCACATCCCGGCAGGCGCTGGGATCGCGCAAGTGATCTTTCATAAGACGCTGATGAAAGCATCGTACGATGGAAAGTATAACAATGCCGGAGACTTTCCGCAGCCAGCCATAAACAGTTGACGATACCAAGAGCAAAATGTAAAGATAAGGCCCGAGCGCGCCAACGCTTCGGGCCTTTCACAACTGATCATATGGGGTGATCAATCATGTTAAACGAGCGTTTACCATCTGTTGACCTTTTGCGTCAAATATTGAGTTATGATCCAAAAACCGGAACTTTGACGTGGAATAGGCGTGACGAGCCGTCGTTTCTTCCAAGAGATGGGAGAACGCCGTCGCATATTGCTAATGCTTGGAATGCTGCCTTCTCTGGTAAAACTGCCTTCACGTCGGCGGCAAAAAACAAGTACCTACGCGGTGCCGTAAACGGTATTACGCTTTACGCCCATCGAGTAGCGTGGGCAATCTATTATGGCGAATGGGCTGAAGACGACATCGACCATATCAATGGCGTAAGGGATGATAATCGTCTGATAAATCTCCGCGCAGTAACGCGCAGGAAAAATATGCAGAACAGGGAAATATCATCAAACAACACATCCGGCGTCATGGGGGTTAGCTATTCTAGGCGGCATAAATTGTGGTGCGCCAAGATAGGAGATCAACATATTGGATGGTTTTCCAACAAGATGTCAGCAACATTGGCCAGAAAGGATGCTGAATTGCAAATGGACTATCATAAAAATCATGGGCGCAAACCCGTGGAGGCGATCAATGGCTGACAGCGTGATCCACATCGACATGACCAACGCGCTGATGAGCCTGCCCGTGGCATCGCTGATCCGGCTGACCAACATCGCCCTGAACACGATGGACATGCGAACGCTTTCCGGGGTCACGTTCAGCGCTGGCATCGACCTGCATATTGAACTGGAGGATCGCAAGCATGGCTAAGTGGGTATCAGCTTGTCCTGATTGCGGGGCGATCCATGCGCAGGAGCATAGTCTTGGATGCCCGCGTGTCAGTATTCCCTATGGTGGTTATGTGGTCGAGCCGACCACCGAAGGCCGCAAGGATGACGGTTATGACATCTTGCGCGATGTACTGCAGCTTGCGGTTGATCAAGCGTCTGTCGGAAAAGGCAAGGAGCGTCACGCAAACGGTAAGCCGTTTGATCGCCAGCCCATCATGGAGATTGGCCGCATGGTAGGTTCTGGATACCCTCTGGGTCAGGCCATGAAGAAAGCGCAAGAAAGCAGCCGCTTACCGCCGGATCGCGCTAAGGCTGAACTTCTTGGGGCCATCAATTATCTGGCGGCGGCGTACCTGCTGTTGGAGTAATGACAAGGATGGCTGCGCCTGATACAATGGCGCAGCCATTACCTTGAAAGGGACCATCTATGTCGGGCTTGAACCCAAACATCCGCCTATCTGGGGCAAGCGAACCCGACGAAATGGGCGACATGGATGTCCAGATTGAAAACTCCGATGACGCTCAGGACATCCCGGAAGTAAACCAAAACGGCGCTATCATGAAGATCGACCACGGCGATGGTTCGATCACGCTGTCGTTGGATGGCAAGCCTATCGCTGACGCTGCAGACGTCGCTGACGAGCCTGCCGGATGGTTCGACAACCTTGCAGAGAAGATCGACCAGAGCGAACTGGCGCGCATTGCCGAAGACTTGCTACGTGGCGTCCAAGACGACTTGGAAAGCCGCAACGAATGGATCGAAGACCGCGCACAGGGCATCAAGCTGCTGGGCTTGAAGATCGAACTGCCGGGGCTGCAGGGAAGCGGTGACGGCGCGCCTATCGAAGGCATGTCGAAGGTACGGCACCCGCTGCTGCAGGAAGCCGTCCTGCGCTTCCAAGCCAACGCCCGTTCCGAACTACTGCCGACCGACGGCCCAGTCAAGATCAGGGATGACGCCAACGGCACCACGACGCAGCGCGATGACATCGCCAATGCGTTCGAAAAGGACATGAACCACTTCCTGACGTCGACGGCGCGGGAATACTACCCTGACACCGACCGCATGCTGCTGTTGCTGGGCTTCGGCGGCACGTCGTTCAAGAAGGTGTTCTTCTGCCCGCTGCGGAACCGTCCTGCCAGCGACAGCGTTGACGCAGACAACCTGATCGTCAACAACAGCGCGACCGACCTGTCGACCGCCATGCGCATCACGCACCGCGTGTACCTGAAACCGTCGACCGTTAAGCGCCTGCAAATTCTGGGCGTCTACCGCGACATCGACCTGTCGACGCCGATGGAAACCACGCCGGACGCAGCTGCAGAGGCCAAGGCATCGCAGCAAGGTGTTACGACTGGATCGACAAATCCAGACGACCGCGACCGCGAAATCTATGAAATCTACTGCGAACTGGACATCCGTGACTTCGAACACAAGTTCAAAGGCAAGGTTACAGGACTGGAAATTCCGTATCGCGTGACCATCGACGTTTCGTCGCGTGAAGTGCTGTCGATCACCCGAAACTATGACCAGCCGGAACCGGGCATGCTGCCGGAGGCGCGCACCACGTTCGTCAAGTACACGTTCGTGCCGGGGCTTGGCTTCTATGACATCGGCCTGCTGCACATCCTTGGCAACACCACCAACGCGATCACCGCCGCATGGCGCGAACTGCTGGACGCTGGCATGTACGCCAACTTCCCCGGCTTCCTGATCAGCGACGTCGGCGCGCGTCAGAACACCAACATCTTCCGCGTCCCGCCCGGCGGTGGTGCGCAGGTGAAGACTGGCGGCCAGAAGATCAGCGATGCCATCATGCCGCTGCCCTACAAAGAGCCGTCGCAGGCCCTGATGGGGCTTGTGCAGAACATGAGCGAGACTGGCATGCGCGTCGGTGGCACCAGCGAACTGCAGGTTGGTGAAGGCCGCGCTGATGCGCCCGTGGGGACGACCCTCGCCATGATCGAACAGGCCACCAAAATCTTGAACGCCGTTCACAAGCGCATGCACAGCGCGCAGGCCGAAGAGTTCTCGCTGCTGGTACAGTGCTTCCGCGAACACCCGGAAAGCTTTTGGGAGCGCAACCGCAAGCCCACCATCGCATGGAACGAAGAACTGTTCATGCAGGCCTTGACCGACGTGGAACTGGTGCCGCAAGCCGACCCGAACACGTCCAGCCACAGCCAGCGCGTGATGAAGATCATGGCGCTAAAGCAGCTGCAGGCCGCGAACCCGCAACTGTACGATGAGATCGCCATCGACAAGGCTGCCCTGCGGTCTATCGGTTGGTCGAACCCTGAACAGTTCTTGAAGCCGGAAGACCAGCGCAACCAGCCTAGCGCCGATCTGTTGAAGGGCATGGAAGACGTCAAGATCGCCCACCAGAAGGCCGACGCCGACACGATGCGGGCGCAGGCTGCCATGATCAAAGCGCAGCAGCCCGCCGCGCCGACTGGCGTTGCTGGACCAGCAGGCAAAGACCCGCAGGAACTGCAGATCAAGATGATGTCTGAGCAGAACAAACAGCGCCAGATGGAACTGTCGGCACAGCGCGATCAGGCGAACGACCAGAACCGCGATCTGGATCGGGAAAACGACATCCGGCTAGAACAGATGAAAATGGACCGCGACAGCATGAACGACGCGGTGCGGATGCAGCATGAGAAAGACATGCAGCAGATGCAGCATCTGAACGACACCATCAAGCTGGCGGCGCAAATCCAAAGCCAGCACCATCTGGCAAAAATCCCGAAGGGCGGTAAGAAATGAACGACAAGGCGATCAGGGCAGCAAAGCTGACGGCATCAGGCATCTTGGAAAAGCGCCGTGCCGCCGCTGCGATTGACCGCGCAGGTGGCCAGATCGCCCCGTCACATTACCTGCCGGGTGTTCCGCGTGCCGTGCATGCGGATGGGGGCCGCATCGGCAAAGACTACGGCGGCGCGCTTGGGTATGTCCCGCAGCAGTGGGTTCAGCAGCAGCAACAGCTTGCCGTCGCACAGCCGCCACAGCCGCCAAAGCAGCAGCAATCGTCGACCATGGATGCGCTGACACAGCTGGCTGGCATCGCAAGCCAGAAGCCTGCCGAGAAGCCCGCAGAAACGCCGTCTGCAGCCACCGAAGGGCATCCGCCTACCGCTGGTGTATCAGCAAGCGCACAGGCCGCTCTGGACGCCCTGCGCAAGGGCTGGACGGGCCAAGACTTCACGGTGGTCAGCGACTACCGCGACCCCAACAAGAATGAAGCCGTAGGTGGTGCCAAGGGCAGCCAGCACTTGTCTGGAAACGCGTTTGACATCGACACGTCTGGATGGACGCCGGAACAGAAACTGGCGCTGGCAACGCAGGCATACCAATCTGGTTTCCGTGGTTACGGCTTCTACGACAACAACATGCACTTCGACGTCGGCGGCCAGCGCGCTTGGGGTCCGTCGTACCACCAAGACAGCATCCCCGAATGGGCGCAGGACTGGACGCAGCGCTACATCTATGCCGATGGCGGCAAGGTGGGCGGCGACAGCTTCAAGGACTGGTTCGGCGACAGCGTTACCCACACCAACGGGCAGCCGCATGTCTTCTACCATGGGACCAGCAAGGACCAAGACTTCACTGGGTTCAACGTTGGTCGGCATGGTGCATGGTTCACCCGTGATCCAGACGTGGCATCATCGTACGCTGAACAGAACGACAGCCAAGGCTATAAGCAAGACGGCTGGAAGATGACCAAGACCAACACCGCATCGCGCGTCATCCCGGCCTATGTGAAGGCAGAAAACCCCTATACTGGCGAACTGCCGCCGGAAGTCATGCGTGGCAACTACAAGAAGGCCCAGTCGGACTGGTTCGATACCTTGCGCGCCAAAGGTCACGACGCATGGATGCCCGCCAGTGCTGGCGGAAACCTTGTTGTGGCACTGAAAGAGCCGCAGCAGATCAAGTCGGTGTATAACAGCGGCAAGTTCGATCCAAAGCAGAAGCACATGGGAAAATCTGGCGGCGGCGAGGTTGATGGCGACCAAAGCATCACAGCATACCACGGTAGCCCTCATGACTTCGATCAGTTCGACATCAAGAAAATCAACACTGGTGAAGGCGCTCAATCATATGGGCATGGCCTGTATTTTGCTGGGAATGAAGGAACAGCGAAGTACTATAGGGACACACTTCGGCCCGATCTTCCGCTTGTTCACATTGATGGCCAGAACACTGGAAAGCGTATTATGGATGCGGAACCGCACATCCAGAACATGCTCAGAAATGGCATGACGCCTGAGCAATATCACGCATCACTACTCAACAGCCCAAAATACAATGCTTTGCAGAGCGCATATCAAGGCGCAAGCGATACTGATGAGGGCATGGGTGTAACTGAAAAAGACTTAGCCAAGTGGGAACTTGATGATTTCCATAAAAAACTGAATGACGTCAAAGGATACTTTGGGAGAAAAGTAAGTGCATATGTACCAACTGGGCATATGTACAAAGTCAAAATAAAGGCTGGACCGAACGAACTTCTGGATTGGGATAAGACTTTTTCGCAACAGCATCCTGACGTTCAGGAAGCGATAAAAGCGACTGGTGTGGATACTGGCGCGCGCGAGTGGAAAACTGGCGCAGACATGGGTAATGGATCACAACTGATTGTCACACCGCACCCAGATATTCCAGATGATGAAGACTTTACAAAGTACGAAATGCAAACACCAAGCGGCAGCCGCATTAGGTTGACCCGTAATGATGTAGCCAGAACATTGGGTGGAGGAAATGACATAACTGGCGCACAAATACACCAGAGATTGGTCGATATGGGTAACCGCCACGGCGCTATAGGTGAACACCTTCGCGCCGGAAACCCCATGAAAACAGGTCCGAAGTGGGTCGCTGAAACATTGATGCGTCACGGTATTAAAGGCATCAAATATCGTGACGCTGGATCGCGCGATCTATCGGATGGCGATCCCACCCACAACTACGTCATGTTCCATCATGATCCCGTCAAGGTGGTCGATAAGTACGAGTATGGTGGTCGCGTAAACAAGTATAGCGCTGTCGATGCAGCCATAAAAGCAACGCGCCGCTTCACCAAAGACGGCAATGGTGCTACATTGGCTCTGAAATCTAAGGGGAAATGATATGTCCGACATTGTAAGCAAGGCTTTGGCCCTAACATCGCCCGCACCAAAAGCCCCTGTGCCGCGCTTTAGCATTGCGCCGCAAGGCACCCAAGCACCATCGCGGGGCAAGGTTGGGGTTTTTCAAACGCACGACGAAACCCCAACGATGAAAAGCCTGAAGGATGCGTTTGATGGCGCAATTGCCAATCATCTGTCCTTAAATCGAGATGAACGCATCCAGAATGCCATGGCTGCCGACCGCCGCTTGGCGCAGCACGTTCCCAGCAGTTCTGGGAAGGGTGCCGCCCCAATGTTCACAAAGAACGCCAAGCTGATGAAGTCAGAAACGGGCTATGGCGATGAAGAACCTGTCAAGCTGCCAGATGGTCGCGGTATTGAGACAACAGGCTTGGCGCTTGCCCCAGCGTACCAAGAGGGCAAGTTTAACACTTGCCCTAACAGCGCATCTTGCAAGGCTGAATGCCTTGGGAAGACCAGCGGGAACTATTTCAAGGTGGGCGGCGGACAAGACCTATCGGTTTTCAAAGGGCCGCGCTTGAACAGCCTGAAGAAAACTATTGCCATGATGCGGGAACCTGAAGCTTTCGCAGTTCGTCTGTACGATGAAATTGACCGCGCCAAGGAAGAAGCGGCCCGCAACGGCAACCACCTTGGGGTTCGTTTGAACACCTTGTCCGACATCAACCCACTGGTACACAAGTCTTTGATCGAAGCGCACCCTGATGTCAGCTTTTATGACTACACTAAAAACAACTCAAACCCTGTAGCGCCAAACCACCATTACACATATTCGTCCACTGGCGTATCCGACCCATCTGTTGGCGTTACCAACGAACATACCAACTGGAAGCAAATGCGCCGCCGCTTGGATCAGGGCGACAACGTGGCAATGGCGTTTTCGCACAAAGAACACTTGCCAGAAGTCGTGGTGGATGAGGAAACTGGCAAAAAATATAAAGTGGTCAACGGCGACAAGCATGACTTCCGGCCCCTTGATATGCAGCCAGAAGGCACGGATGGTGTCATCGTTGGCTTGAAGAACAAGAAGGCTACGGGGACAGTTGAAGGTGCCACTCAGGAAAGCAAAGGTTTCTTTGTAAAGTACGATCCAAAAGCAAAAAAGAACCCCAATGGAACCTATGAGCGTGGTCCAAGCCAAGGCTTGGACAAGAACGGAAACCCACTAAAAGGCCCAACCATCCCAACCAACTTTGAGGTTCGTATCGCGCCGCAAGGCAAGCAGTTGGCTTTGAAAGACAATGAGGGGAAGAACCAATGAACCGTAAACTTGATACAGATTCGTTTTATGCGCAGTTCCACAATCACGAAAAGCATCTGACCGATCAGGAACATGAGTATGTTCCTTCGGACGTTGCATACCCTGAAAAGACAGCGTCTCGCCATCCGCATCCTAATTATAGCAAGAAGAAGAAGCGTCACCGATCGCAAGCTGTCCACAAGGCCATACAACTGACGGTCGGTCACTGAGATGCAGCCATCCGACGCCCAGAAAGAGGCTGGAAACTACCGCAAGGACCACATCAGCTTTCAAGGGCTGCCGATCAGCATTGAAACCCGCAAGGGCGAAACGCGCGGCGGCACCGGGCCGAACGGTCACAAGTGGTCGGTAAAGCTGCCGTACGACTATGGCTACATCAAGCGCACCGAAGGCGCTGACGGTGACCATGTGGACGTCTGCATCGGGCCGCACTACCAGTCGGACCATGTCTTCGTTGTGGATCAGCATGACCACCGCAGCGGCAAGTTCGACGAACACAAGGTGATGCTGGGGTATCGTACGAAGTCAGAAGCCGAACATGCTTATGTCGGTGGGTTCAGTGACGGCAAAGGCTCTCTTCGCATGAAGAATATGGTGGCGATGCCTATGGCACAGTTCAAGCTTTGGCTGAAACGCGGCAACACCAAAAAGCCCACAAAAAGCCAGAGCAACATCGAACGTGCATTGAACATGACTTCGTTGTATTCTCTGGGCCACGACCGGGACGCCGGATAACCTCAGAGGATCGTACCATGGATTTCAAAGCGCTGCGCGCAGCAAAGAACAAGAAGGCCGCCGACCGCATCAACAGCAGCGGCGGCAAGGTGGATGCTTCCACTTGGACCCCCGATGAAAAGCTTGATGCCGATGTGAAGACTGGCATGCGCCCGATCTCGCGCCGCGCATTCAAGACTGGCGGCAAGGTCGACGGAGAAGCTGCCAAGACCAACTTGTCTCGCGCGCCGCGCGGTGGCATCAGCGAAAAGGTCGGCTTGGCCAACACCGATCAGAAAGCCGCCAACGAAGAGCGCGAAGGCAAAAAGCAGATCGGCGCGTTCAAGAAGGGCGGTCGTGTCGGCAAGGACAATGGCGGCATGCTGTCGTCGCCCATCCCGAAGAAGCGACCGGAGATGGATGGCGTCACCCAAGCTGGCTTGGATAGCACCGCACGCGGCAGCGAAGGCGAAGATACCTCGCTGAAGAAGTCGCCGATCCCGCCCAAGCGCCCTGATGACCTTGGAATTGACCCGAAAAAGGTCGCAGAGGACACTTCGCGCTATTACAAGAAGGGCGGCAAGATCGAAGGTTCCGCCAAGGACAAGGCCGAAGATAAGGTCATGGCCAAGAAAGCTGGCATGTCCATGAAGAAGTGGGAAAAGTCGGACGCCGACAAGAAACACGACGAAGGCTGCACCTGCAAAGCCTGCGGCGGTCGCATGGCCCGGAAGGACGGCGGAAAGGCCGATGAACATTCCCACCCGTTCTACGGAGACACTCGCGGCAAGAAATGGGATGAAGCGAAGGAAAAATGGATCAAACAGAAGCCGCGCAAGCCTGTTAAATCGGAAGACGAGATCGGAAACATGGGTCCATCTGATAACGATGATCCAGACAAATTTCGTCCGAGCGATTTCAAGTCTGGTGGTCGCACAGCACGCGCCACTGGTGGTCGCACCAAGGGCAAGACCAATATCGTGATCAACGTCATGCCGCACACCGCGACCAAGCCTGCACCGGGCATTCAGCCGCCGATGCCGCCGATGCCGCCCGTCGGTGGTCCTCCGCCCATGGGTGGTATGCCGCCCGCGCCCCCGTCGCACATGTCACTGCCGCCCGGTCTGGGTGCTGCTATGGCTGGTGCCGCTGGCGCACCGCCTGCACCTCCCGGCGCTGGTCCCATGCCGCCCATGATGGCGCGAAAGAGCGGCGGCAAGGTATATCCAATCCACACCGGGGCGGGTGGCGGTCAAGCGCGACTGGACAAGATCAAGGCTTATGGACTAAAACAGAAGTAAGGCGCGCCCTCCCTGCG